CATTGACTCATTCATTTTTGGATCGGAATTGAAGGCGACTGTGAGTTTCTCAATTTGCTTGAAATATTCCCTTGCCTCTGTACTTGTGGAGGTACCCAGACCCTTGTAGTACTTGACTGGACCGGGCATGGCACCAGACCGCTGAGACGCAGCTTCCCGGAAGGCTTCCTCTGTGAAGAACCAGGTCTTCCCCGCCTTGATCACAGGGGTCACCATGCTCACAACAAACCCTAGATCAATCAGCTTTGGCCAGTATACGTGGAACATGTTGAGGACGAGGCCCTTGATGTGGCTACCGTCCAGGTCAGCATCGGTCATGATCATGATGCGACCGTACCGCAAATCTCTCAGTGAACTATAGATTTTGCCATGTTGGAGCCCGAGGATTTTCTTCAAATTGCTAAATTCCTCGTTGTCAGTCACTTGCTTTACAGAAGCGTCCCGTACATTGCGAGGTTTACCCCGGAGTGGAAACACGCCGAATGCATTGCGGCCTACAACACTCAGACCAGCAATGGCCAGGGCTTTCGCGGAGTCTCCCTCGGTCACAATAAGCGTGCACTCGTGAGACCGGTGAGTTCCAGCCCAGTTGGCGTCGTCGAGCTTCGGAACACCCGTAATGCGCGACTTCTTGGACCCATCAGTCTTCTTGAGCTCTTTGTCCACCTTTGCGAGGCCGAGAGCGAGGAGATCGTCCAGGATTCCCGTCGCCAAGACGTCCTTGACGAATTTTGGTTTCAAATCAATGGCATCCGTAATTTTTGAAGTGCATTCCGCCTTGGTCTGACTGCTGAAGGTGGGGTTGACCACGACCGCCCGGACAAACACAAAGAGCGCCGCCTTGATCTGTGCAGGTTTCACCGTCACGCGCTTGTCAGCGGCGATCGCATCGCACAGCGCCTTGGTCACCTTGTCCACGTGTGCACCACCCTTGGTAGTGGAGATGCCGTTGACCCACGAGCACTGCTGGAACGCCCCGCTCGTTGAGTGGGCCACAACGATGTCCAGAGAAGTCCCATCGGACTTCTCGCCGGTGTGCATCTTGGCGATCGGCACATCACCGACGTGCATACGGGCATACTCCTCCAGGCTCGGGACCTTGAGCAACTCCTTGTTGAAACAGACCTGAGCCTTTGAGCACCACATGGCCGTGTCCCATGCGCGTTTCTCCGCGAGCTTCTCAAAGTCGCCCGCACCACCGAAGCGCTTCCAGTCTGGATAGAATGTGATGGAAACGTACGGAGAGATCTTGTCGGTCGAAGTGACGATTGTTGGCGGCTCAACCTTGCTCATGTTGTCGGTCCAAGTTTGCATGTAGATCTTCTTACCGTCACTAATTTTTATATTAAATTTAGAACTGAATACATTGGCCAACTTGGCACCGTACCCATTACGTCCACCCGTCACGCGTTGCTCCTCGTCGTTGTAGTTGGAGCTGGTCAAAAGGTGGCCAAATATGAGCTCGGGGATCCAGAGCGGGACTCCGGTGGCGTCCCGCTCCGTCTCATGTTTCTTGATCGGAATAGATACTCCGTAGTTTCTAACAAAAACGAAGTCCTTGCCCGTAACAATTTCAATCTTGGAAACCTTCTTTGGGTGTAGAGAGTGTTGATCTATGGCGTTGACCAGAACCTCGTCAAAGATCTTCACCAACCCAGGTGAAGCAGAAAGCTCAGAAAGCTTGAAACGCTCCCCGTCGCGAATCCAATAGGAGGCAGATTCGCGAGGGAGGGATCCAACATAAGTGTCGGGTCGTTTAAGAATGTGCTCAACGTGGCTGAGACGTTCATACTGCATTTACTATAAAAGTTGTCTTGCCTTTAGACCAAAGGGGGGACCCTTGGGCAGGACGGCACATGTTTTCACTTGAGGAGCATGTAACCTGTACCGGCCGCAATTGCCGTCCAAAATACGATGTGGTCAAGTTTATTCATGGCTTGAATTTGTTCTGGGGGCATTTTGTTGAATTCATCTTTGTACCCCTGGGGTTTGAACGGAAGCCATATGTAACGGCCAAATGGCACAAGAGTTGGCTTGAGCTTATCTTGGCAGTCATACGCGTAGTCATACCACGCGAGCGCTATATAAGGGAACCATAAGAGGAACGCGAGGACCCAGAGATTCTTGTGAGGGGCGAACCAGTATCCGGCCGCAAGAATCGCTGAAAATATAACACACTTAATATTGAGGGCAAACGGTTGACCTGGGAAGATACCACCCGCCATTTATATAAACATTTATAAAAGTTTTGATAACGCGAATAAAAGCAAAAAGACGAAAAGAACTATAATTATCATATTAAATTGCGAAGATGGCTGGCCCGACCACCGTTGAAGAGCTTGCTCCACCGTGAAAATCGGCTTTCCTATACGGGCGTTGACTTTATTATGGATGTTTACAGACCACTGGAATAAAGTGGCCGCGTCGCCGCCATCTGGGAAGGGGAACTCCATGAGGAGTTGGCTAAAGTGAGTACCACATGATGGGCAAGGAATCACGTCGGCAATTGCGTTCATAAATTCTGCAGTTGCTGTACCTGTGAGGCACGCCATGTGGATCGCACCCCATAGGGCCGGTCCCCAAATTTCAGGTTTAACACCCATTCTAATTTATCTAGAGAGTTTTTTCTTCACAATCACAGTCCTCACACTCGCAGTCCGCGCCACACTTGCACCCGCACTCCTTGGTGGCGTTCAGCGCCTCCTCAATCAGCGCCGCGCCGCGCGTGACTGGCACGTCCTCCTCCTCTTCAATCGGAGCGGCCGCGCCGCCCACCTTGACCCACTTTGTGTCCTCTCCATCCATAACATGCAGAAAGCCGCCGGCAGTGACAGTCTTGCCCTGGGTGCTGATGACGCCATCGTCGCCGAAAACAAACTCGTCTGGCACGCCACCCTCGTGAAGGAGGTCGGACACGTGGTTCACATAGTTTCCAGAATTCACATTCTTGATGTAGGAGCCCTCAAGAGTGTAAACGTTAGGGGTGGTGCCCAGCTGGACGCGGCCAAAAATACCAGACGTCCAGAAAAGACCCGACTCGGGGTCCTGGATGGTGAAAGACATTTATATTTACAGTGAAATTAGTTCAGGCGTATTTCCACACAAAACCCCCTGATGTTTTTATACGCCCTTTTAAACAGAAACATATGCCTGACCTTTGACACCCCAGTTCGTTTGCTGCATCTGCTATAGATCCAAATTCTTTCATAAAAATACCATCCTTACCAAACTGGTGAATAGGTACAGCCTTATTTGAGTCCTTTCCTTTTGGCATTTTATGGCCTTTTTGAGCTTCCGCCATCTTTCTTCTCGTTTCATCACTTTTAGGAACGCCTCTCATAGTAAGACTTGTTTTCTTACGCGTTTCTTCGGATATTACACGGCCTTTCAAAGATGCTCTTAGTTTTTCTTTGGTCTCGTCTGATAATGGTTTTCCGTAGTTGGGGTTGTTTTCACCGCTCATAAGTCGCTTGAAGTTTTCACGTCGTTCCGCCGTCCATTGAACTCCTGTATGACCGAGCCCTCCTGGCGCTTCGTTGTAAGGTGGCTTGAGTGTTGAAATGTAATATATCTCGCGGTCATTCAGAAGTCGCACAAGTTCCTCTTTCGTCAAGGCTTGAATAATTTCCACATCTTCAATTGTAAACATATCATTTCCATATTTTCGTATGGCGTTATATAAAGTTACTCTGACCTTGCCCCGCCTGGCTTCGGATTTATGATCAGTGAACCTTTTTGATAAAGTCATACGAGTTTGCCCTATGTAAAAATTGGAGTTTTCAAGGTTGTCAATTCTATAAATTCTCCCTCTGTATACCATTTAATAAGACACTATATTATTTTTTAACTCACAAGCGTTCCTCCCCTGAGTCTCAGTACCAAATGTAAAGTCGCCTCCTTAGACACGTTGTAGTCTGCAAGTGTCCTGTCATCCTCCAGTTGCTTTCCAGCGAAAATTAGGCGCTGCTGGTCCGGTGGGATGCCTTCCTTATCGGAGATTTTAGCCTTCAAATTAGCGATGGAGTCACTAGAATCAACCTCTAGCGTGATGGTCTTACCAGTCAGGGTCTTCACGAAGATCTGCATTAGATAATATTAGGCGGCAATTTTTAAGTGCGTCTCGCAAGCGAAAAAGAGCCATTTGGCTGACGCACGAGCTTGTGCGTCCGACGGGCCTCGTAGTTGGCGATCTCTTTGAGCATCTTCTTGACACGGGCGTGATTGCGCCGTAAGACGGCGGCGTTGTAATTCTTGAGGGTGGCCACGGTACGCATCCCCCGATTGCGGAGGCGCATGAGGGACGCCGAGGTCTTCGGCGACTTGTGGCTGCCTGAAGAGGGGCTCGTACGCTTCTTGTAGTGGCGGACGGCACGACCTGCATTGGAGCGCCTCCACGTGCTAAAGTTCAGGCCAGATACGGAAGGGCGCCGGGGTGACATCTTACTTCAAGGGCACAAAAAAAACGTGTCCTGTGCAGGATAGGGTCGGTGTGGATCATTGGATCCACACCCCCAAAACAACCATGGATCTGAACAAGCTCCGCCCGACCTACAGCCAGTGGCGCGCACCCCTCACAACCTCCGCGGAAGGGAGGGTGAGAGGGGTCACCCCACCCACGGCCTCGGCCGCAAAGCATATCTCGCACCCTCCCAAGGGCAAGGGTGGACCCCTATGGCAGCAGTTCTACAATGACGCGGTGGCGCGCAACCACCCTTACCCTGAAAAGCTGGCCGACACCCTTCTGCGCTCGCGCGAGCACGCCCAAGAGCTGGAGGCCAAGCGGCACACTACCAAGGAGTACACGGGCGCTCCTAAGATGCAGGAGACGGCCGTAGTAAACAAGGGTACTGTGAAAAAGGGCAAGGTGGTCCTACACGACGCGCTCCGCTGCAAGGCGCTGACACTAGAGGGCCGGCGCTGCGGCTTCAAGGCGACTTGCGGCGAGTTCTGCAAGAAGCACTCGGTGGCGGAAAAAATGTAGGCACTTGATAGAATGGAGTTTAATTGGAACTATATATGGGCAGCTCTTGCCGTCAACTTTCTCATAGTCTATATCGTCCCTCGTCTTATAAAGAAGCCCACTGGCATCCAGGTCGTGGATGATGTGGTCCTGTTCCTCAACTCCCAGAAGGGATTCCTGCTTGCGTCGTCAATAGTCGTCGCTCTCGTGACGTACCTGTCCATTTACTGGGTAAATTCTCAGGGTGCTGAAAGCCCGAGCTCCCCAGCGCGCACAGAGTTTTAATATTTCCATTTATTAATGGCCACTACCAATGCTGCTATCATGCAGACGAATAACGCCATGAAAAAACTGAACACCGCGGCAGTCGCGCAAGCTAACGCCGAGGCTGGTATGAATGTGTCCCAGAACCTCGCAAAGATGAATCAGAGCAGCAGTCAGGCGGCGCGTGGATTCGCCAATGCCGCCAACCAGATGATTAAACTAAACTTCCCGGCTATTGCAAACAAGTTAAAAAATGCATCCAAGGCTGCGGAAGCTGCGGCCACTGCCCGCGCAGCGCAGAACGCAACTCAGGGCCTCAATATGCTGCGGGCACAGATGGTCAAGAACCTGAACCTCGTCAATGCTGGCAAGCCTCCAGCAAATGCGGCAGGCATTGTTTAACTTGCTCGCTCGTATGCGCGTGGTCCCAAAACGCGACGCGCTTTTCAAAGCAGTTCTTGAGACAATCGGCAAGATCTTTCTGGTCAGGATGACCCCACTCAAGGTCTTTTGTGAATAGAAAATCGTCAAACCCAATAGGCCCCGTCGTGCACTTCACGACCCA